CTTTGACGGATCCGCAAACCTAAACATTTCATCTGCTCTTGGACTAATCCCAACTCTACCACACTATGATGGTACAGTTAACAGTTCTGGTACTTATATTAGAGTCACTGTTGACGCTAAGGGTAGAATCACAGACGGCGAAAACCCAACAAATATTGCAGACTTTGGACTTGCAGGAACAGTCGAAGGTGAGTCTGCACAGGCATTCGATAGAGACCTTCAGGCTATTGCAGATCTATCAACTACTGGTATTCTTGCTCGCGTTTCTGACGGTAACGTTGCAACCAGAACTGTAACTGGTACTCCTGGAAGAATTTCAGTAGTTAATGGTTCTGGTGTTGCTGGAAACCCAACTCTAGACCTAATTAACACTACTGTTACTCAGGGTACTTACAATACTCCTTCTGTCGCTGGTAATACGCAGACAATTAAAGCAACAAGATTTACTGTTGACCAGTGGGGAAGATTTACATACGCAGAAGATTTTCCAATTGCAACTGCAGTAGAGGGAACTGTTTCTCCTACATGGGCAACTGGTAATACATATTCAAGGTACGATAAAGTCGTCAACAATGGTAGACTTTATGAGGCTTTAAGTTCTGGAACATCAGGTGCAACTCCACCAACACATACCTCTGGAGATGTTACTGATGGTGCTGTCCTATGGAGACATCAAGGTGTTGTAACTACTCGTCAGAAGGGTCTAGCGTCATTCGCACAAGAAGATTTTGATGTTAATGCAGATGGCCACGTAAGTATTGCTTTCGGTGGTGTCGATAACACTCAACTTCAAAACAATCAAATTCGTTTCGCAGATGGTTCATCTTTCACTGCATACGAACTAGACAATGAACTAACTTCATCGACTGGTTATAGAGGATTAACTACAATTAACGATCTAAGCGTTAATGATACTGCTGGCAATCCTCTAATTCGTAGCATTAACAGTAATAACCCAGCAACAAGCAACGTTGATATTAATACGGTAACTGCTAATATTTTCTCAGATATTACCTTAGATAAAACCAGCACTGCAGTTCAGACAATCAACCGTGCTGGATCATTAACTATCCTAATGGATGCAAACACTGCATCTAACCGATTCCTAAGATTCACCGCAAATAATGCAGGTGCTGGTGAGGCTAAGATGGAAATCACTGCAGATGATTCCATTCTAGTTCAGTCATCAAACTCAACTATCAGTATTGCTGCTCCTCAGCAAATCTCTATAATCTCTAGTGGTGCTGATGTAAGAGTAGAGGATATCTACTTTGCAAATAATGCAATCAGTTCAACCAACTCAACCATTGTACTCGATCCTGCTGGTGTTGGTGATAACACAGGGACTGTACAGATCAAGGGTGATCTTCTAGTTGATGGAACCACAATCACTGTCAACTCAGAGACGATGACAGTTGATGATCCAATCATCACCTTGGGTGGTGACACTGCTCCTACATCTACTGACGGAAAGGATCGTGGTGTTGAGTTCAGATACTACGACACTCAAGCAAGACTAGGTTTCTATGGTTGGGATGCAAGTTATTCAACTCTTGCTGGAACTACTGGTGGTTATCGCTTCCTCTACGATGCAACAAATTCTTCTGAAGTCTTTACTGGTACTGATGCTGGTATTATTGCTGGCAACCTTGCCCTCAGTAGTAATGTTGGATCAACTAGCACTACAACAGGTACTCTGGTAGTTACTGGTGGTACTGGAATCAGTCAGAACCTATGGGTCGGTGGAAATGTAAATGTTGCCACAAATACCACCCTTCAAGGTACTCTTTCAGTTACTGGAAACACTACACTCAACAATAATGTAACTATTGTTGGATCAAATACTGCAGCAACCGAACTATTCAAGATCCAGAATGCATCTGGTACTGATAGATTCGTAGTTGATTCTTCTTCTGGAAACACAACGATTTCTGGAACCTTAGCACTAACTGGTAACGCTACTCTAAACAGCAACGTAACTATTGTTGGTTCTAATACGGCTGCCACTGAACTATTCAAGATTCAGAATGCGTCTGGTACTGATAGATTCGTAGTTGATTCTTCTTCAGGAAATACCACAATTTCTGGAACTCTTGGTGTAACTAGTGCAACTACTCTCTCAAGTACTTTGGGAGTTACTGGTGCTACAACTCTAACTGGAAATTTAAATCTAGAAACTACATCATATCTATACTCACAAAATACTGATATCCCAACAGTTATCGTTGACGGATCAAATAACTATGTAATTTCCGCTGGAGACTACGGATCATTCAGATTTGAAGGTGGTGGATATATCAATGGTGATGTTCTTCTTTCCAATGATCTTTATGTGAATGGTGCAATTAATGTTAAAGATACTGGTGGCGGAGGTGTTGCATCTACCATTAACAACCTTGCTGTTAGATATAGGACAACTTTAGGTACAACACTTGCATATACACCATCATATGCATCTGATACAAATACCAACTTAAGAGTTGTTGGTGGTGCTGGTATTCAAACTGACCTATATGTTGGTGATGACTTCTATGTTGGAAAACTAAATTCTGGTGATACTGTTAAGTTCTCTGTTCTTGGTGAATCTGGAGACACTTCAATTAGTGGTACACTGGGAGTAACAGGTAATGCAACTTTCACTAGCGATGTTGCAGTCAATGGTGGTGACATTACTACAACTGCAGGTACTGCCACAATCTTCAATACAAACACCACAAACTTAAGTATTGGTCAGGCAGCAACAACAATTTCTATTGGTGCTACGACTGGTACTCTAACTCTAAGAAATGCTAACACAGTAATTACTGGTAATCTAACTGTCAATGGAACGACCACAACAGTAAATGCAACCACTATTACTGTTGATGATCCAATTCTAACTCTTGGTGGTGATACTGCGCCTGCTTCTGATGATAACAAAGATCGTGGTATTGAATTCAGATACTTTGATCTATCAGCAAAACTAGGTTTCTTTGGATGGGATGACTCTTCTGCTGGTTATAGATTCCTAGAGAACGCAACCAATACTGCAGAAGTATTCTCTGGTACAGATGCTTCACTATTTGCTGGTTCACTAACCCTATCAAAGGCTGGAACTGCACTTAGCGTAACTAATAATGCTTCTATTGGAGGAACTTTAGGTGTAACTAGTGCAACTACACTATCAAGTACTTTGGCAGTAACTGGTACAACCACTCTAACTGGTCAGTTAACTGCAAATGGTGGATCATTAAACAAGAACATAAGAGTTGGTATTACTGCAGTAAATGAAATCGACACTTCAGTTGGAAATCTAATTCTAGATTCTGCTGGTGGTACCGTTGATATTCAAGATAACGTAACCATTTCAGGAACTCTAACTGCCAATAATACAGATATTGTAGGTACTGCTAGAGACGCAAGAAAGTGGACTACCGCAAGAACAATTACACTCGGAACTGATCTATCTGGTAGCGTTTCAATTGATGGTTCATCAAACGTAACTCTCGGTGCTTCTCTAACAAATACTGGAGTAACCGCAGGAACTTACACTAAGGTAACTGTCGATACTAAAGGTAGAGTAACATCTGCTGTTCAAGCAAGTACATCTGATGTTTCGGAAGGTACAAACCTATACTTTACTGATGAGAGAGCTCAGGATGCAGTTGCTACAGCACTTACTACAAATGCTTCCCATAGTGGTATCAGTGTTTCATATAACGATGCTGGAAATGGCATCAATATTACCAGAAGCACTCTACCATATTCATATCAGAACTACAGTGGTACTGGATCTAGAGTTGCATTCACTGCAAACTCAGGAAGAAATACTGCTGATCTGCTAGTAGTTGCAGATAGACTAATTCAAACACCAGTTGTTGATTATAACTATTTCGATCAAGTTATGTATTCACCTGTTGGTGGTCATACTGGTGAGTTTACAATCACTGTTCCATCTAATGCTGGATTGACAACTGGTATGCCAGTTTCAGGAAACGGTATCGGTAGCGGTGCTGAGATTACAAATATTTCAGGTACAACTATTACGCTTTCTGCTGCAAACACTGCATTCCTTAAGAGAGCAACTATTGCAACGATTGGTACACCAGTTGGAACTAACGTTCCATCCGCAAACAACCAAACATACACCAATGTTTCATCTACAACATCTGGTGCTGGTTCTGGAGCAACATTTAACGTTTCCAGAGGAACTGCTGGAGTTATCACTTCAGTGACTGTTAATAATGGTGGTACAAATTATTCAATTGGCGATACCATCGTAATTCCTGGTACAAATGTTGGTGGATCATCCCCAACAGATAATATCACATTTACTGTCTCTTCGACTAATACGACTACTACCACTGCAGTATTCTCTCCAATTGTTAAGTTTACTTCTGCTCCAGCAGCAGGAAGTAATAATGTAACTGTAAGATATCTACCACTATAAGAGATCTATCATGTCACCATCAAAACCAGCAACCAGAACAGAGTTCAAGAACTATTGCCTAAGAAGATTAGGTTATCCTGCAATCGACATTAATGTTTGCGATGAGCAATTGGATGACCTAATTGATAGAGCAATCTCGTACTATCAAGACTTTCACTACGAAGGTAGTTACAGGGCTTTGATTAAGATTGAAGTCACTGAACAAATGAAAACCAATGCTGGTGGAAGCACTGCAATTGGTACTACTGGTTGGACTGAATCAAATCAGTATGTGGAACTTCCACCTGGAGTTCTTGGAGTAGATAACGTATATACACAAGTAAGTACTTCATCATCTATTCCAGGAAACATTTTTAACATCAAATATCAGTTATTCCTGAACGATATCTACGCATTTACGAATAACCAGATTCTACATTATTACATGGTTCAAAACTATCTCGAAACTCTTGACTGGGTTACTAACTCAAGATTATACAAGAGATTGAGATATACTGCAAATACAAATAGACTATATGTTGATATTGATTGGTCGGAATTGGGTGTAGGAGAATTTGTAGTTGTTGATTGTTTGATGGGAGTAGATCCAACATTATATCCAAAAACCTGGGATGAAACTTGGTTGAAAGAATATGCGACTGCATTATTCAAAGAGCAGTGGGGACAAAACCTAAGTAAGTATGATGGAATTCAAATGTTAGGTGGTGTTACCCTAAACGGAAGAAAGATCCTAGAAGAGGCAAAACAGGAACTCCAGGATCTCAAGGAAACTCTAAGAGATACATACGAATTACCACCACTAGACATGATCGGTTAATGCCATGCCAGATACCTGCAACCAATCTCCAGATCCATCACCATCTTGTAGACTTCGTTTAAACGGAACTACAGCAGAACAGAATTTACTTGAGAATTTGATCACAGAATCAATCGATATCTATGGTCAGGATGTTTACTACATCCCAAGAACTCTAGTGAAGGAGGATGATCTGTTTAAGGAAGATACTATGTCTAAGTTTGAGAGTTCTCATCCCATCAGGGCCTACTGCAATACTGTAGATGGATGGGAAGGACAGGGAGACCTTCTAACTAAGTTTGGAATCAGGATCGAAGATAAGACCACCTTTGTGGTGTGATCTTGATACTGGTATCGAAGCAGTAGATGAGATCGAAGATGAGGATGGATATACTCTAGATCTGACCTTTGCTCCTGGTGGAACGGGTAACTTCCAGAATGATGAAGTTGTTACTGGATCAACTTCTGGTGCTACTGGTGAGGTTGTATCCTGGAATCCAACCACAAGGAAACTTGTACTAAATAAATTAACAGGAGTATTTAAAGATAATGAGATTGTTGTTGGTGAAGATTCAAATGCTTCATGGACTATCAATATCTTAGATTCCTTCAATATGGAAACATTTGAAGGGGCACAGAATAAATACTTCGAAGTTCAAGGAGACATGAT